CGGCCGCCTATCTCTGCCTCAGCGTCGACCATGACGCCGTACAGTTCCATGGTCATGCAATCCTCAATGGCCTTAGCCAACTCCTTTGCCTCACCGGCCGGTACGGACGCAATCACCTCATCGTGGATCGGGAGACGAAGGTAGGGCAGCAGGCCAGCGTCATGCATGTTGGCCAGAGACTGGCACAGCACGTCACGCGCTGCTGACTGCACCATATAGTTGACGACAGCGTACGTACGGTCACGGTCGAGCGGCTGTCGACGGCCCGTTACGGTCTCAACAACCATCCCGTTGGACATGGCCTCACGCTGCCAACGGGCAGACGCACGCTTGATCTCAGGGTAGGCCCGGTCATAGGCAGCGAGGGCCGCACGCACCTGTTCCATGGGTGCACCGGTCTGACGCTGAATGGTGGTCGCGCCACCGCCGTACACCTTGCCGAACCCAATTCCCTTGGCGAGCTTGCGATGTGCCTTCGTGAACCCGGGGCCGAACACCAACTCTGCCGTGAAGTCGTGAAGGTCACGACCCGTCCGGATGGCGTCCTTCATGCGCTTCACGTCGGCCAGCGCTGCCAACACGCGCATCTCGACGGCCGCAAAGTCGCACGACACGATCACGTGCCCCTCATCGGCCAGCAGCGCACGCCGGATCATGGCGTCCGAGGATGGCAGGGTCTGAAGGGCGGGCCGGTTGATTGACATACGGCCCGTGCGTGCCTGAAGCGGGTTCACGTTCGGGTGCACGCGCCCGTACTCATCCATGGTCTCAAGGAACGTGGACACGTACGCGCTACGCCACTTACCCGCGCGCTTAGACCGAACTACCGCCTCAGCAAGGGGATTCGGTCGGCGCACGTCAAGGCGGTTCCACTGAAGGTCACGATCCGCCAACCCCAACAGGACTGCCTTGTCAACCTTGAGCGCTCCCCCGGCCGTGCGCTCCGTCAGTTCCTCACCCATGGCAACCAGGGCTTCAGCAACCTGCCGACCGGAGTTGATGTTCTCCACGCCGTAGCGCTGCGCCTTGTCGGCGAACGTCCCGGCCTCTTCAGCGAGTTCACCATCAAGGGCCCGGACGTAGGGCTCATCAAGGACCATGCCAGCGCGCTGCATAGTCGCGCAGATGAGCGCGTTCCGATGCTCGTACGGGACCAGAGCCCCGCGCACCCCCAACTCAGTGAACACCCGCCGGAGCACCTTCAGCAGACGAGACGTCAACAGCACGTCTAGACCGGCGTACAGCTCATAGACGGGGTTGTCCAGCGGAATACCCGCCCACCCGGTTGCCTTGGTCAGCTTGAGCGAGCGGAAGACGGCCGTAAGGCCCTCTTGCGTGTCCGGGGCAGTCGGGTCAACCCAGTGTGCAGACAAGGGCTTTAGGCCCGTGCCAATGCCGCCGTCCTGCGGCTGCCGGGGGTCGATGAGAGCAGCGATGATCTTAGTATCCGTGACCCTCGGGAACGTCTCCTCAAGGGTGAGGCCCATGTGTCGCTCAGCAACGAGCAAGTCATACGCTGCGTTGTGAACGACCATGCGGGGCAGGCGTCGCAACCACCGCATAGCGGCAGCCCACCACGCCCGACCCATCTCAACGGGGATCACGTAGGCCACGTGGTCGTTGCCGAACTGAACGAGCCTCAGCCGGTGGCCGGGGCTGAAGATATCCAGCCCCGTAGTCTCCGTGTCCATGGCCACGGGTTCGCCCGAGTCGGCCATGCCCTGCGCCCACGCGTCGAACTCTGCCAAGTCGTCCGGGTGATCGCACACCCGAACCTCTACCGGCTCCCCGGCTATTCGGTACTCGTGAACGCGCACAGTCTCTCTCCCAATCCACCGTCAGAATCTGACGGTGCTACTCGCCTCCAAAGATTCCCGGGCCGGTCCCCAGGGTGGCCGTAGCCAACTTCACGCCCACCAGGGCCATACCGGCAGCAATGCGCTTGCGGGGCACCCCTCGTTCTTCCATGGCGCTGTAAAAGGCGCGGCGCGTCCAACGCTCACGCATGGGCAGGTTCTCGGCCTCGCACCACTCAAGGTACGAATTGAAGGCGTCCGAACCGATCACGAAATCGGAGTCCTCCCCACGGGCGATAGTGCCCGGGAAGAACCCGTAAAGGGCGTCGCTGGTCACCTTGTAGTCAGCCGTGCTGTCCCGCACAACGTCCGGGTCCTGAAGGCCATTTGCGTACCACTCGACAGCGCCACGGACGGCCCAAGCAACGATGCCTTCAGACTCCGCCAGCAGGTCACGGCCAAGGTTGTAGTCCCGTTCCTCAGGCTTGAAGAACCGGGAGAACGGCAGCATCTTGACTCGGCGCCAGAGCCCGTCATCCTGCCCTCGGAAAGAGGGCTTGTGGTTGGTTGCAAGCATGATCAGGAACGTTGGCTTGAACGTGAAGAACTCTTGCCGGAGGAACCGGGCCGCAATCTTGTCCTTACCGGTCACGCGCTTGATGATGGCCTCAGACATGGGCTTGCCTGACTCGCCCTCAGACGCCATGACGAGACGCGCATCCCGCAGCGCCGCAATGTCGTTGGGGATGCCACCGCTAGCGCGTTCCTCAAACGTGCTGAACGGGGTTGTCTTGGTGATCCCTCCGAAGATGTCCGACAGTGCGTCAGTGAGCACGCTCTTGCCGTTGGCACCCTTCCCGTAGAGCACTGCGAAGCACTGCTCTGACGTGTCGCCAGTGATGCCGTAGCCGACCAACCGGCGCATGTACGCGGGCATGTCCGGGTACTTGGGGAAGATCTCCTCAAGGAACCGCTCCCAACGGGGGCACGTCGCCTCAGCCTTGAACTCCAGCGGCAGGCAGACAGTCAACAGGTCGGTCTTCCGGTGCTCCCGAAGCTGACCGTTCCTCAGGTCCACCGTGCCGTTGCGGAAGCTCAGTAGCTCCGGGCGAGCGTCGAAATCGTCGGCACCGACGTACACAGCGGGCACAGACCGAAGCTCACGCATCAAGTCTTCGATCCGGCGCGACATGGTAAAGCCCTTGGCTGCCTTGGCAATCGGGCAGTCCTTGTCAGGTTCGAGCCCCTGCGCCTTGCGTTCCTCGCGCCGCTTGGCAGCAGCCACGGTGAGCGCTGCACCCATGCTGTGAATGACCTGACGGACCTTCACCTCTGAGCGCTCCCACACCCGGCCGGACCACACGAAGAACCCAAGCCCTTCCGCGTAGCGAATCCGGCCGTCCGCCCAAGCCACCAGGGCGTGAGCGTTCAGCACGTCGGATGCGCCGTACCGTTCCATGGTCCGCTCAAGCACGCTGAGCGCCGTTGCGGCCTCATGCTCGGACGGCATGACAGTGCCCAGGTGGGCGTCAAGTTCCGCGTGCCCCTCCCCCGTTGATACCGGCATGGCGGAGTCGAGTCCGGCCCGTAGGTCCGCCTTGAAACGGTCCCCGGCAGCCTCTCGCCAGTCGGTAAGGTCCATCCCCTCTGCGGGGGTGTTCAGGTGCAGCACGTCAATGCCGAACGGCTTCAGCGCCTCAGCGACAGCGGCAGCGAACTTGTAACCGGCCGTGTCCCGGTCAGCGCTCACGAACACGCGCTTGCCCTTGAGCCCCTGCGCCAACTCCTCAGCGAGGCCGGGCGAGTTGACCAGAGACGCGCCACGGATGACCACGGCCGTGTAACCCGCCGCGCGGGCCGTAAGGCCGTCCCCGGGGCCCTCAGTGATGATCGCAGCATCCGCCCCGGCAGCGAGGAACACCCCGTAGGGCAGCCAACGCATTCCGTCCGGGTTGGTGAGGCTCAGCCAACGCTTGGGGCACCGCCCCGAAATGTCGCGCCCCTGAAGGCCCTTGGGGTTCCCGCTGAAGTCCCGCAGGGGCACAGTCAGCCGAGGGAACCGGGTGTAGTCGGTCCCCAGGTACGGGAACGGGGGCACGTCGTATCCGTTGTCGTCAAGGCCAAGCTCAAGCTCACGGGCCAGCGCGTCAGACACGCCGAACCTGTCGGCAGCGTACGCGCGGGCACGGGTCGCCCACTCGCTAGACGTACCGGCCAGCAGAGCTGACGTGGCGTCAACGTAGTTGGCCAGGCCAGCGACCGGGGCACCCGTCACCATCTCAGGCCGTGCGGACGGGGCAGAGTCGATTGCCTGCCCCGCCGTCACGTCGAACAGATCACGCATGGTCAGCCCAGCCGCAGCGACCACGGCGGGCACCTTGCAACCGGCACGGCAGTGAACGCCCACCTTGCCGTTCTCATGGTGCACCAGCAGCAGCGAGGGGCGAGAGTCGTTGTGCGCCGGACAACGGACAACCACGCCGTCCGGAACCGTCTCGTACTCCCCGCCGAACCGGCTTACAAGGCTGTCCATGTCCATTGCTTGCTCTCCCCTATTCAGGTTGGGTGCCTGCCCTCACGGCTGTTAGCACCTTGGCGAACGTGGCCAGGTCCATAACCACGTATCCGCAACTGACGCCCTTTCGGGGCGCCTTGACGACAGCGACGCCGTACGGGAGTCCCGCATTGCGCGCTTCTGCGTTCGCCTGCCGGATGTACTCCGGAAGGTTGAACTTCTGCTCTGCCTTGAACTCCAGACAGAACGGCAGGGCGTGAGCGTCGCCTATGTCGGCCCGCCCCTCCTGCACTTGTCGACGGACGTTGTCCGGGTCGGTCGGGTCGACCCAACGCATGGCGCGCTCAAGGTCTTTCCACCCGTCCCGGTACTTGCCGGTCACCTCGTTGAGGTAGTCAGCCCCGGCCGTCTCCCACGCCGTCCCCTTGCGCTTGCTCTCATTCGCCACGCGACCACCGGTCACGCAGTGCCCCGGCAGCCTCAGCCACCAGCAGCAGGAACAGCCAGAGCAGCGTCATACCGGCCAGTGCCAGGATGCCCAGCGCCAGCAGGCTGGAAAAGATCTCCACGGACTCAACCACGCTTCCCCCTACGGGCCTTGAGGCGGTCTACCAGGGCCACCACTCCGGCCACGACGAACAGCAGGATCATGAACGCTTCAGCGGCCAGCAGCACGCGGAAGACGACTCCGAACGTCTCACGGTCCATCGGGCCGGTACCCCTCAACGCTCAGGGTCGCGCCCCTGCCGACTGCCGACACGGCAGCATCGAGCAGGCGAGACCAGTCCGGGCGGTTGCGCGCTTCGCGTCGGATTATGATCACGTCGCCCTGCCCTGCCGCACGCAAGTCCCCCATTGCGGGGGCCTGTTCGGGGTTCACGATGAGAATCACAGCGCCACCTTGGGGGCCGGAACGGTCACGGCCACGTGCTCAGTCGTGATGGTGATCTCGCGCATGGTCGCGCGCTTCACAAACCCGGACTCATTGCCGGTCGGCTTGACCTTCAGGAACGGCACCACACGGCCCTTGATGCGCTCCGTGTAGACGTCCGACACCTCAGCCTCAGCGAGGCGCACACGGTTGTTCAGCCGGGCGGCATACACGATGAGGGCACCCTTGACGATCGGAACGCCGCTGATGTCGGTAGCAGGACTCTTAGCCATCTGTGTTCTCTCTCCTCTGAGTTGGGGCAAGCAAGGGGGCCCGGCCATGGCGACCGGGCCCCGTGGCACCGTCAGAATCTGACGGTGGGCACCGCTAGAACGGGGGCTCTTCACCCGTCTTGGTCAGCTCGTACGACGTGTGCGGCGCGTCAGCAATCGCAGCGTCGTACGACTTGATGACCCGCACGACCGGCTTGCGGTAGCTCACCGGCTTGCCATCCTTGGTGACGAACTCCACCAGCTCAAGGGAGAGCTTGCAGAGCGCCGGGCCGCCAACCCGGTCTAGGGCCTCCTCCACCTCGTGAAGGACCTTGACCAGCTCCCAAGAGCTGGACACGAAACGCCACTTGCCAAGCTCCGGGTCATCGGCCAGACGGAACGCGATCTCCACCGACGGGGCCGGGCCACGGCCAGACTTGGCAGCCGCCTTACGGTCCGCCAGCATGCGCGGGCAGCCGCACGGCTGTCCCTTGTCCTCTTCGGGAGACAGGAACTCGACGCCGTTGCACTCATGGATCGGGCCCTGTCGACCCCAGAGGATCATGCGGGCCCGGATGGCGTCGGCGCTGTCGATGATGACCTCAACCGAGTCACGCTCGGTCAGAACCTCCATGGCGTCCTCACCGCTGGTCTCCCACTCGGCGGGCGAACCGCCCATGAGTTCCGCGATGGCGTCCGCCGTGTCCGGGTCGCCGGTGGTCACGCGCCACTCGCCCAGGCTGACCGGCCGGTTGTTCTGCGTCATGCCGGAGCGGAAGCGACCAACGAAGTCGTTGGCGAACTGACGGGGCTTCGGCCGGGCGTCGGGGTCGGTGTCGAAAATCTTCAGGCTGTTGCGCGCCATGCTGTGAACTCCTCTGAGGGCATCTGTACTTGGGGGTTGGAGCAGAGGGAGAGGGGGCCGGTTGCTGGGCTTGCGCCTCTGCCGGTATGTCCCTCTCCCTCGCTCACTTGAGTTGACCGGGGAGGGTTAACAGCCCTACTTGGCGCGCCGCTGAGTGCCAGACTCCGCAGCACCGCCCGACTCAACAGGGCGGCCGATCACGGACTTTGAGCGCTCACGCTCCCAGTCGAACACCTGCCGGAGAGCGAGGAACACGGAGAACACATCCTCCGAGACCTCAACCGGCTTGAGGGCCCACTGATCCTGCGTGACGTGGAGTACCGCGCCAGCGTCGATGGTCGGCATGGGGAACTCGTTCCCGTCCGGGTCAACGATCTTGTCCGCGTACGAGTAGGCGGAGAGCTGAAGCGAGACATCCGGGTAAGTCGCCTTGCTCGTCTTGTAATCGAGCATCACCACTTCACCCTCAATGCGGCACAGCGCATCGAACGAACCGGCGTAGGCGTGCGTGTCACTCCACGCAATGTCTTCCATCCGGATGAACTCCGGCTGAACCTTGTCCAGGAACTCAGCGAAGTGCGCCCGGTACGGCTCAATGTCCGGGTGCACCCGGCGAACGTTCTCACCCCGGGCCATGCGCTCGAACACGTCGTGTGCGTCGCTGCCGATCTGCGCGCGTTCCTTGGTGTACCGGCCTGCGGCACCCTTCACGAAGTCGATTGCCCCGGCCTCATCGTTCATGGCGAGGGTGACCAGCGCACCGACGTTGCGGACGGCGCACTTGGCTGCCTCATTGGCGCGCCAGTACCCCAGGAACTCCTTGGGCAGCATCCCGATGATGCTGGTTACGCCGGGCATCTTCACGCGCGTCTCAGGGTTCACGTAGAACCGGCTAGAACCGCGCATGATCGTGTTGATACGGGCCACTGTGTCTCTCCCTTGTCGCACTGTCGCTTGCACAGTTGTTGACCGGGGAGGGTTAACGGGCTCTGAAGGGGGCGCCACGGGCCTAGGGGCGTGCAGTAGTGCAGTTGTGCATGGGGCCGCCGGTTAGGGCCGTAGAGAGGGCCTAGAGGGCTTTAGGTGGAATGAGGACTACCTACATATCTGCACAACTACATTCAGCCTCATGCGCTGTTGCTCACGCGCTCCGCGCGGAGCCTGAGGCCGCACCCCCTCTGACCTGCGGTTCGTTACTCTCTGTCGCAGCCGGCGAACACAGAGCGTAACAACGGCTGCGAGGGCCCTTCAGGGCACGCAAAAGCCCCCGCCCGACCACGGGGGCCGAACGGGGGCTTAGAGGGGCGGAGAGGGCCCGTCAGGGCCTCACGAAGGGTCTTCGATCTCCTCGCACTCAAGGCAAGTCACGCGGGAGTCCTTCGGGGCCGTAATGAACTCCCCAGAGTCGCCGCACAGCGTGCGCCGCTCACCTGACCGCAGGAGATGCACGGTGATCTCATGGCCAACGGTCACCCGGGCCAGCGCTCCCGCCCACCTGGCATCATCATCGTCGTACGCGCTCACGCTGTCTCTCCTCCTAAGGCGAGGGCCCCCGCCCGGTCGTGGACGGGGGCCCGTTGTGCGGGTCCTGCGGGGTTCTTACTCCCACTCACCCTTGGGGGCGTAAATCGCCTTGGCGTTGGCAATGAACTCTTCGAGCTTGTCCATCTGCCCCATGAACTCAACCATGTCCCGGCCGCTCAGCGACTCCACGTAGTCCAGCAGGCCCGGCAGGACCGGCAGCACACGGCGGAGCACAGCCACCGGCTTGACCTCAGGGGCGGCCGATTCGGCAACGCTCTCCAGCGTCTCCCCACCCTCCGCCGAAGCGGCAGGCTTGGCGGCCTCAAGGGCAGGCTTAGCCTTGCTCTCCAGCGCCTTACGGGCCTTAGTCTCGGACTGAGTCTCGTTGGCGAACTTGTACGCCTTGCAGATGGCGTCAGCGTCGCTGAGACCCGGGTACAGGGCCGCCTCATCCTCGCGCTCGTGGACACGGCGGACGTACATCACCCGGTAGTCGCCGACCATGTTGCGGACGGCGCTCTTGAGGCGACGGGTAACCTTCGTCAGCTCGTCCGGCTCTTCCCCCTCAGCCGGGGTGGTCTCAATCAGACCGGCCATGGTGAACAGGTCAGCGGACGCCTTCTTAGCCTTGTCGCTGGCCCCCATGAGGTCCGGCAGGCCGTCCTTGTTGCGGAGCTGACGGCGCATGTCCAGCATGATGGTTGCCAGTTCCGCCGTGCTGGCACGCCCGGCCTTCTCGGCACTGAGGAAAGTCTTTGCCTTCTCGGCACCCTCTGCCACCAGGTGAACAACCGTCTCGTTGTCCGAGTAGTCCACCTCTGCGACCTCAGCAGCCTTGCCCTTGACGGCCACCGCCTTGCCCTTCTGCGAGGGCTTCGGGGCCGGGGTGGCGACCTTAGCGGCAGCAGCCTTCTCACGGGCCGCAGCGTCCCGCTTGACACGCTCCGTGGTGCTGCCATCGGTCGGCATGCCCTCAACCACCGCCGCAGCCTCAGCCGCCTTGTCGTCCGCCGGGGTCTCCGTGCTCTCCGGGGCGTTGCTCTTCGTGGCCATGTTGCTACCTTCCGTGATGGTGGGGAATCGGCGAGCGCAGTTAACGCAGATCGTCGTGTCGGGGGTGTGGCTGAAGTCCTCAACACCGGCAGCCGTCTTGGTGCACAGCGTGACCGTCCGGCCGTCGAACTCAGGAACCGACACAACAATGTGCGGAACCTTGCCCTTACCGGCGGTGCCGACCGTCTGACCGGCCTTGAGGACGTCCCCAACGGTGATCTTCTGCGCTGCCATGTTCCCGCTCCCTCGCTCCCCCCTCCGGCCTGTCCGGCGGGGCATGGCATAAGTTAAGCACTCGCCGGGGTCCGGCGCAAGCTGAACACGGAAACTCCCACCGTCAGATTCTGACGCTGCCCTACCGGCACCCCACCGTCAGATTCTGACGGTGCCCAGAAACGACGAAAGGCCCCGCCACCGGCCTAAGCCAGTGACGGGGCATCAAGTCAGAGCTTCAGCACGCTAGTTACCCGCCTGCGCAGGGCAACTATCGTGCCATCGTTGGGGATTACGTGATCGGCGTCCGCCGGTCCGAGAAGGTTCTCAGACTCATGCGTCATGCGGGTGAGGCCGGGCCGGTCAATCCACACCAGGGGCATGCCAGCGTCCCGCAGGGCCTGCGCCTCATTGGGGTACCGCACGTCCGTGAAGACGACCGGCTTACCGGCGTCGCTCACCTCCTGCGCTGCCTTGAGAGCGGCGCGAATCCAGAACTCAGAGTCAACAGCACGGATGCCCTGTCCCAGGTTCTGAAGGAACCGGCGAACCTCCGGGTACTCGTCTTTTGCGTGATCCCAGCTTCCCGGGCCCGCCACCTTGTCCGACAGGCGACGCGCGAACGTCGGCCAGTCGTTCAGGGTGACGTACGGGTCTGCGTACCACGCAACGAGCTTCAGCGGGTCGGCGAACGCCACACGGCCGTAACCATGCTTCTGCACCAGCCACGAACCCACCGTGTCCTTACCCGACCGGGCAAGCCCCATGATCCCGATACCGCGCATGTCCGGTTACCTCCAGCAGAGTTGTTGCGTCTGCCAGAGGTAACCGGGGAGGGTTAACGGCCCTCAGGGTCGCCGAGCGCGTCACGTCGGACGGCCATTGCAGCCACCTGCGCCGCCTCCTCCCGGGCGTCCGCAGACTCAACCGGGGTCACCTTGTTGTGCGCGCTCTTACCGAGCACCAGGGCCACCGCAGCGACAAGCACGCCGATGACGGTTTCGTTGGCCTCAACGCCAGCAAGCTGCGGGACGAACGTGGCCGCCAGCGACAGCGCCGCAACGATCACGCTGCGGACCATGACCGGGTTGCCCTTGAGCATGTCGAGAATCTTCAACTTCAGTACCTCTCTTGATGGTTACTTGGTGCTTGCCTGCACCACGGCAGTGATGAGCGAGCCGACCCCCAGAAAGGCCGTCAGGGGAACGGCGTACTTCCATCGTTCGATGGTCCGTAGCCGGTCCTCATGGTCGGCGAGCGTGGCGCGGGTGGCCTCACTGTGGAGTGCCAACCCGCGTACGTCCTCGCGCATGCCCACTAGTTCATCGTAAATCTCACGGGCGCCGATGGTCACGCCGAGGGGGTCACGCTCGCTCATGTCAACTCACTTACCGGCCATAGGCCATGCGGAACAGGTAGGCCCATCCCTTGGGGCCGATGGACGGGTCGTACGTCTTGCCAACCTCCTTGAACTGCGGGTGCGCGTTCAGGAACTTGGCCACGGCGTTCTGAGTCTGCGGGCCGTAGTTGTCCGCCGAGACAACCGACTTGGGCATGTAACCCGCAGCCTTGAGAGCCCCCTGAAGGGCCCGCGCAGACGGGGACGCCTTACCGGGCGCAATGCCGTTCGGGAACGCCGGAGGCGTGTACCCAGCAGGCTTAGGGGCCGGGGCAGGCTTGGGGGCCGGAGCCGGAGCCGGAGCCGGGGCAGGGGCCGGGGCAGGGGCCGAAGTGCCGGGGTTCGCCGGAGCGTTGGCCGGAACGTTCAGCGACTGGCCCGGCTGAATGACGTTCGGGTTGGTCACCTGCGGATTAGCGCCGAGCAGCCCCGACAGGCTCACGCCGAGAATTGCAGCGATCCCGCCGAGCGTCTGACCGGCCTTCACGACATACGTGCGAGCCGAACCGCCAGCGCTGCCGCTACCCGAGTAGGCCGGACGGCCGAAGCCAAGAATGCTCGAACGGGGGCGCACACGCCGGTACACGCCGTCACCGTTGCCCTGAGAACCAGCCGTGCCGCTAGACGTGTTGGCCTCAATCGTCAGCACGTCCGCCGTGCCGCTAGACGCGACGCGTACAACGCCCACGTGGTCAGCCGTAGGGCCACCATCCCAAGAGAAGAACACGATGTCACCGGGCCGCACATCGGCGTTGCGGCTCAGCCACTGACCACGGGCCTTGAACCAATTGACGTGCGAGGGGCAATAGGCGAACCAACCAACGGCAGCACGCTCGCCGATTGACTCACCCCACGTCGAAACGGCCATGTCGCAATACGGGTTGTAGTTCAGACCGTAGTGACGGCCATACTTCGTGTCGTTGTTCGCACCCTCGCGGTAGCCCTCATCGGCCAGCGCAGCGCGCACCATGTCATCGGCAGTACCCATGTGTTGTGTCCTTTCATGCGAAAGGGCCACCGTCAGAATCTGACGGTGACCCCATGATCTGAAGTCGTGTTAGGCCGGGTCGCCGGTCGTTACGGCGAACGAAGCGTTAGGGTCCGTTGTGGTCTGAGAGACGACAACCGACGCGCTGAGCGGTCGGAAGTCAGCAGCCCGACGGAGTAAATCCCGCACAGCGTTGGCCGCAATGTTGCCCACATGCTCAGACGCGATTGCCTCCGTGTCCGGATCATTCGGTCCGGGATCAATCCCCGTGCACATGTTGCGCACGGCGCGTGCGTCCCCCTCGGGGAGCATGATTGTGATGGTGAACGAGTAGCCGTCAGGCATGAGCGCTCCCTTAGGGGTTGAGGGTCCAGAAGCCGGAGGCGCTGGCGTTGGTGGCAACGGATAGCTGAGTGCCTACCGTGATCCAAGGCCAGACGCTCAGTGTCGGTGTACCGCTTGCTACGCGCGCCTGTACTTCAACGCGTCGCCACGTGCCCCCGCGCACGAAGCCGTCACCCATGGGGTAGAGCCAGTCACAGCGAAGCGTGAACGTCCCGCCCGTTCCCGCAGTGTAAACACCAGTAACGGTGTTCGTGCTGAAGTCCCGTAGGCGGAACTCAATGACTCCCGACCCGCCGAGCTGATAGTTGAACTCAGCCCGGATCACCGGGTTGTTCACTCCGCCGATCGGGAACGAAAGCACCTTGTTGAATGTGCTGTTGCCGGGCCACCAGGGGTACGGAGACATGGGGCACGGTTCATCCCGCGCACCCTTGTCCGGCGTCCGCTCCAACCGGTCTAGCCGGGCCTGAAGCTCTCGCAACTCCGCCGCAAGGTTAGGGCTGTGCAGCGCTGCCGACATTTGCGAACACCTCCACCGGGGCCAGGCTCAGCGTCGTTTCCTCTCCGCTGTCACTCACCGTCGTTGCAATCTCCATGATCTTGTAATCGGCCGCCATGCCGGGCCAATCGGCCACGTCCGCACGGATGGTGACGATCTGTCCGAGGAACACGTCACCGGCCCCGGGGAACCGGCCGGGGTGCAGCCGAACTGTCGGGATGGTGACCGGAACCGATCCCTCGCTTACCGCCTGCTGCGCGTACCCTGTTAGGGTCGCCACGTCGATCACGTCGCTGCGCGACTGCACCGCAGACAGCCGGGGAATCTGTCGACCCGGGTCCGTCTCATGGGCCAAGTCGTACCACCACGCGCGTAGTTGCGTCTCAGCGCTACCGGCGCCCGATGCCGCAGACTCCGTGACCATGTTGGCGCCGTCCACGGTCACTGACGGCACGTCACAGTTACCGC